TACAGTAAAGGGTTGAAACTTAGTTGCTGTAGTTGCTTCAGTGCCTATCTCTCTAGCACCTGAAGCTAAGCCAGAGCCTAAGTCGCTTAAACGTGTTAGTAAGTCATTATAGGCAGTTAAGTTTAACCCTGTAGATGCAAGGTCACTTAACGATAGGTTGCTTATGAAGTCAAGAAGCCCCGGTTTCTTTGCTGCGTCTGCTGACCCAACATTGCCGCTTAAAGGACTATTAGGGTCTAAGCCAACTCCGGTGCTAACAAAATCTGCTGCTGTGTCCAATAAACCGGGAGGTGTTCCTAAGCCACTGCCGCCCATAGCTCCTACGTCTACATGCCAAGGTTCGTGTGCCATTATTCTATCTCTCTATATCACTACACTTGTTATTACTGTTGCTGCTGTTGTACCTACTACAGTAACAACAAGCCATGCCAGCTTTTCCCATCTGGCTGCATGACTGTCAGCCACCTTACGAAGTTCACGTAACTCTACGACAGCTTCAGCCCATCGCTCACCACATTCTCTCTCATGTTCAGCTATGCGGTCTAAAGCTTCTAAAGCTACTTCCATTTCAGTTTTGACAGTCATACTTGTCTTCACCTATTGTTTAGCTTTGCCAACAACTAAGGCGAAGTACTCAAGGACTTTATATGCTTTAGCAACCATAGCATCATCCTTGGGTGTTGGGGTTACTGCTGTAATTGCTGATGCTAATGCAACGGCTGCTGTAGCAATGTTAAAGATGTTTAGTAGTAGTTCCATTACCACGGTACTCCCTTGCCTTCTACTGGGTTCTTTGATAGTTCAATCTGATTCGCCACTGCATCTTCGTGTGCCGTCACTTGCTCAGCGCCGATGGCTGCTTTAGCCCATGCAATAGCGTCTGCTTCGGTAATGTCTGCATAAGCGGTGAAGTTATCGGCGTCAGGGGCTTCGAGTGCCACAGTGCCGTACACTCGACCGGTGTGGGTTACGTCCCCGACTGTCTGGCTGTCTGTACATTCAAAATGCAAGGTTTTGACAACGTCGCTTAGGTCGCCGTCAGCAAGCGTTCTGTTCATTGATGTGATTGTCCAAGTAGCCGTCATCACGGTGTTTCCTGCTGTGCTGCGTTGTAAGCAGCGATTGCTGCGTCAGTGTGAACTGCGTCACAGATGGCTTGCACCTCTGTACTTTCCGAAGACCAATCATCTGCGGGTGTGACAACGTGACGATGGAAAGAGCGATTTAGCTCCGTCCCGTCTTCGGTGATAATGGTCGCAGTGCGCACTTGCACTACCTTCCAATCACCAACGTCTACGACTTCAATTTTGTCTTCTTTAATTGTTTTTTCTAATGCCATTGTTTTCTCCTGTCCGTGCCTAGCTCCACTAAGCGTAATTAAGAAACTCTATAGGAAATGCTAATTGACCAAAAAGGTGTTGTATTTCCAGATATGGTTGCTGTGCTTGCGGTTTCGATACCGTCTCCGCTGCCTGAGTAGGCTTCGGCGGCTCTAAATTGAATATAGTCGGTGCTGGCAGCTAGGAAAGGTGCCCACTGATCGCCACTCACAGAGTTGTCCCAGCGCCCTGCGGTCATTGAACCAACTGCTGACCTTCCTGCTGGCATTGAAAATGGTAGACCTGTCAGCCTTAACGTTCCCGAACCACCGCTGGGTGTTGTTATATAGCCATCCATCTCTAAATGGACAAAATCACCAATTTTTACATAGCGGCCAACTGTAGCCTGACCTGTTGTCGTAAAAGCGCCTGTTTCTCCTGTAATAGTCGGGGAAAACGAACCTTCCTCATAGTCATCCAGCGCGTTGGCTGCTGCTGTATCACCGTTAAACGTGATACCGCCTGATGACAAGATGCGCATGACTTCGGTTGTGCCAATCTTGAATAGATGTTCTGCCGCTCTATTGTCTGACGTCATATACGCAGCAGCAGTTAGGTCATAGTGTTGGGTAAGGTTTGTGTCAGTGCTAATTTCGGGGAAAAATTGTATGGTGGCATTGCCGTTATCACTAATGGCAAATGTTGCACCACCTGTTGTGGTATGGCCTACGGCCACGCTGCCGCCAAACGAAGCTCCAGCGTTAAAAGTAGCTGTGCCACCATCTGACATATCAAAAGTCACCGCTGAAACAAATGACGCCCCATCAATCCCTTGAATTATAAAATCGCCATCGGCAACAATGGATTGAAACAGCGCGTTGTTGCCGTCCTTTTTGATTGTTGCGTAATGAGTACCGCCGTCTAAATATCTGACTTCTCCGGCGTCATCTGCGTCTAACTTAATCACGCCAGCAACGTCTAGCGTTAGGCTGCCGCTGGATAAATCAATCTCGGTTCCGTCGATTGTGATGTTGTCCACAGCAACACTTGTAAACGTACCCGCAGCAGCCGTTGAGCCGCCAATGGTCGTGCCGTCAATCGTGCCACCGTCTATATCAGGTGTGTTGATGTCTGGGCTTGTCAGCGTCTTATTCGTAAGAGTCTGTGAGCCTGTAAGCGTTGCTACTGTACTGTCAATAGCAAAGGTCACAGCGTTACCAGAGCCGCTAGTATCAATACCAGTACCACCAGTAAACGTCAGAGTCTCTGAGTCTAGGTCTATGCTAAGTGCGCCACCAGAGTCTGCTTGGAAGTCTAAGTCCTGTGCAGTTACTTGAGAGTCTACATAGGCTTTGATGGACTGCTGAGAAGCAATACCTGTAGCACTGTTGGAAGACATATCATCTTCATCAAGGAACGCTTTACCGTCTAAAATGTTTAGCTCTGCTGCTGTAGATGTTACACCATCAAGGATATTCAACTCAGCAGTTGTGCTTGTAACACCATCAAGAATGTTTAGTTCTGCCGCAGTGCTAGTGACACCATCTAAAATGTTTAATTCAGCAGTAGTGGACGTTACACCGTCAAGTATATTTAACTCAGCGGCAGTAGACGTTACTCCGTCCAGAATGTTAAGCTCAGCGGCTGTACTGGTTACTGTAGTACCATTGATAGACAGCGCATCAGTTTCCAGAGTACCGTCAACATCTACGTCACCTGAGATGTCTAAAGAAGCTACCACTGCTGTACCTGTAAGAGTAGGAGCAGTTAGTGTCTTATTAGTCAGCGTCTGAGAGCCTGTAAGGGTCGTTACAGTGCTGTCTATTGCTAGGGTTACTCCAGTGCCTGATGCAGTAGAATCAATCCCTGTGCCACCTAGAATGCCCAGAGACTCACTGTCTAAGTCAATGTCAATGCTGGTGGTTCCGTCAGTAACATCTAAGTCTTGTGCAGTTACTTGGCTGTCAACGTATGCCTTAATTGACTGTTGAGTAGCCAGTTTAGTGGCACTATTGGAAGACATGTCATCTTCATCTTTAATGCCAGTTACAGTAGCTCCGTCACCTGCAATGTTGATGCTGGTGTTTGCTACAATGGTTGTACCTACGATACTGGAAGCACTGGCTGCGCCAATGGTCGTACCGTCTACAGCACCACCGTTAATGTCTGCTGTGGGTATAGTTACTGTGCCAGTAAACGTAGGGCTTGCAATGTTTGCCTTAGTTGCTGACGCTGTTGCAATGTTATTAAACTCTGTATCAATCTCAGCGCCTTTGACAATCTTATTAGCGTTGCCTGAAGGTAAGGAGTCCTTAGATGCAAAGTTAGTTGTTTTTGTATAATCAGTCATTATATAAGTCTACCTATAACTGCTTCAGTATTTAGCTCTTGTATTGACAAGGCTCTCTGGTCTATTGTTGCTTCTATGCCTATGGTTGCTACTTTGCCTGACCCTGTTGCCTTTAGTCTAGCAATGTCAATAACAATAGTAGCACTGTATTCTGATGTACTTACGTTGTACTCAGATATTCCGTACTCTGCGATAAGGCTTGTAGCAACAGTGAATGCTTGCTTACTGTAACCTTCCGTGTAGTCATACGCCCAGTTGCCTACTATCTCACTACCTGAGCCGCCTATAACTGTAAAGCTAATCTCCTTGAGCATCTTAACTCTGGCTGGGTCGCCAAAGGACAGTGGATTAGTAAAGTACTTAAATGTGTACGTGCTAGTGTCATCTAAGTAATCACTGTAGTCGTTGACACCATTAGAGTTACCAAAGTACAGAGTACCGTCCTCTGCTCTTTCCGCACATAAAAGTGCGTTTCCCACCCATGTGGTTGCTCTGTAGCTACCGTCTTCTAGTGTACCTCTCATGTCAAATACGTACACCTCAAGAGTAGTAGGTAAGAACAGAAGGTAGAAGGCTTCCTCTGGACTGTAGACTGACTTAATGTTACCTGTCTGTGTGTTTACAGCCAGCATCATAGTGTCACGTACATTCTTGGATACGTTGCCAATAGGGTTAGACTTCTCTTGGATAGTCCTGCCTAAGCTACGTAAACCTGAGTCAGACAAGAATATAAGGTCTGTACCGTTGCTCTGTACGCTGTCTCTAGCAATACAGCCAATACCAGTGATAGTATCAGCCAGTGTCATACTGGACGGTGATGAAGCTCCTTGGTA